AAATTTTGGCAAGATAAAATGGAATTTAAATTACCTAAAATAAAAAAAGATAGAAAAAATAAACTAAAAGAAATAGCATCAATTTACACAGAAAAACCTGCAACGCTATGGAATGCTGATGCAGTATTAATAACAATGTACGGAATGTACACAGAGATGGAGGGAAACAATAATGTCAGTTAAGGAAGTAAAGGCAAAATATAAATGGAGAAAAGATTATTCACCATTAGTAAAAATAGACCATTGTATAGTTACAGCTTTTATAACTCAACATATAATAACAATTAACTTTTTCTACAATATGCTTTGGTTTGAATTTCTTTTCTCAAATCATTTGTCAACTTTTAAAATAGGAGTAGGTTCTATGTATTTTATAGTTGGTGGAGGAATAAATGAGTAAGAAAGAAAACACATACATAAAAGAAAAATTATTTAAAATATCGGAACTATTAAGAAAATTAAACGAAGAAATACATAAACTGAGTAAAATATTAAGCTAATTCACTCCATGGTTAACGAGTGCGAAAAAGGTGAGTGGCAGTTTGGAACGCTGTCACTTGCCTTATTTTTTTTTAGTCAACGAACTCATCAATTATTTTAGATGTTTCTTTAATAGGAGTCGGTAAATAAGGTCTAGCTCCTTTAAATGCATTTTCACCAAAGTCTTTTATCCATAAAAACATTGCAAGAACTTCAGCTGAAAAAGGCATATCTCTTAAAAAATCCTCAAGAGTATCATCCTCATCATCCAAACCTCTAGTTCCCCATTTAATTGCCAATGCAACCATCATAGACATTGTTATCATTTTACTTATTAACGGACTTTCCAATCCAAATAGCATTCTTTGATTTATTTTATTTCTACCTAAAACAGCTTTAGGAATTTTCATAAAACTTCTCATAAAAGTATATGGAGCAAAATTTAAATACATCATTTTACCTAAAATAGCAGCTAATCCTCTTGTTAAAAATAAATTAGTAGCTTTATCCAAATTCTTATCGTCAAGTTCTTTATTTACTTTAATAAATTTAGTCCAATATTTAACTTGTTCTTTTGATAATCCAAATAACCTAGCTGCTTGAGAACCTCCTCTAATTATTTTTTTCATAATTTGAAAAGTTATTCTTGGAGGCAAAGCGGCTACTCCTAAAGATGGATATTTTTGAGCAAATTCTGGAGATAATGCAGCCCCTCTAAATATTTCATGCTCTAAAATAATTTGATTATAATCATATTGTCTCCATTGTAATCCAGTTCCACCAACAGCGCTTCTAAACATTTTAGGAGCTATTACTTTTGTAAACCCAAATAAATTGTAATATACATATAATCTAGCCATATCTACTGCATCATCTGAATCTGTGTATTTCCATTTTCTATCTGGAGGTGTATTTACCCTTCCCATATTAAAAGCTTCTCTCATTCCTTGATAACCACTTTCAAGCCTCATTTGTTCTTCACTTCCAGACATAGTAAGCAATTCTTTACCAACTCCCAAAGGAAACCATTGTAATTTCCATTTTACAAGTCTATTAATATTTACTTGAGTTAATCCAATTCTTAAATCTTTAAATCTTTTTGATAACCTAGATATTTCTTTTTTATTATCTTTAGTAGGTTCATGCATTATTTTATATAATTCTGTTTTAACTCTTTGTAGTTCCTCTATTTGAATCTTCTCACCAACAGCTCCTCTTGATTGAGCTGAAGAAATAATCTTATCCCAATTTTTACTATTATTTAAAAAATCTGGTAAAGAAGTAGCTTTCCAAAGTCTTGCAGTATCTACCAAAGGCATAAGCATTTCTTTATACTCAGAACCAGCAGCCATGTCTATGCCCATAGTTAGCATATCTATAAATGCATTGCCTGGGTGTAAAACTCCAGTCTCTTCTACTTGTTGTCTTATTTCTTCAGATGTAAAATTTTCATCACCGTTTCTTACCGCTGTCATAGATTTCCAAGTAGATTCAAATCCATAGTTAATAACATTATTAACTCTTTGTGTATTATTGGTAAGAGATGTCCAGCTTCCTAAATTAGCACCTGTTTTATATCCCCTTATTATTAAACCTCTATCTCTTATCCCTTCAGCTGTAATATCATCCCCAAACATATTTGCCACAGTTTGGTCGCTAAAATTTAAATTTAAAAATCCAGACTCAATATCAGCGTGTCCAGAAGATGCTTTAGTTTGGTCTATTAAATAGTTTACTAATTTAGGATTATGTTGTAATGCAAGAATTGTTTTTAATAATTGAACTTTTAATTTTGTTAATTCATTTGCTCTTGTAGATTGGTCAACATATTCTCCCCATATACCTCTATCTTTTCTTCTTCTTTTATGGTCAGTAAATAAAGTTCTTCCTTTAGAGGCTAAAATTCTACTAACTAGCATCATATCTCTTTTATCTAAATCTGTACCATTTTCACCATACAATTGCTTTTCCATATTTTCCACCATAGAATCATAGTATTGTTTTTTATCTTCAAATTCAGCAATCCTTTCTGTCGATTCAGATATTTCACCAACAGTTGACTCATCACTTTCTAATATATTATAATCAGTAGCTAATTGAGCTTCTATCTCTGGTAAATAAGAGCTTTTAATAATATGCATCGCTTCTTCCATCATTGATTCATACACAGGTCTTTCAAACTTTATATGACCATAACTCCATTTAGATGCTTTTCTTACATAAGAATTAGAAGACATAAAGTTTCCATCTTTATCCTCATGTACATTAAATTGCATACCACCTATATCATTTACTTTATCTAAAGCTTCTTGTATAGATTCTAGACTCCATCCTTGCTTTGTTAATTGAGAAATTGCTTGTTTTCTATATGATTCATATTCATTTATTGATTCTTTATAATCTTTTTTCAATACTTTTTCAAAAAATAATTGATTCCATTCTCTTTGCATATCAATAGATTCCCACATTTCTGGCATCCAACCATCTGGTGGTTCATAGATATTGTCATTGAATTTTACACCTCTTTTCCAGTTAGCATATTTTCTTTTTGGACTCATTGTATTTGGAATGTTTTCGTATTTATATACTTTATGTTCTTGAGCTGTAAAAAATCCTTCTTCTAATTCAGAAGGTAATAAATGTTTTTGCAATGAATCTTCAGTTATTAATTCATTCTTTTTAATATCAGAAAAAAAATCAGATATATTATCTGGTATTCTATAAACAAGAAAAGCATTTTCTTTTTCGCCAGGGTCAACAGATATAGAACCTTCATTTAATTGAAATTTTCTCTGTTTCCTCATCCATTTAACACCAATTTTATCACTATGCAATGGTATCATTACATATTTTGATTCACCATCTCCTATATCATGTCTTTCAGATTCAAACTTAATCATTTCAAAGAATTTTTTACCACCCCAAGAATTTCTCCATTTAATAAAATCTTTAGGATTAGTGGGTATATCTCTTGGCATTATATTTCTTACTTCATTGTGAAGTAATTCTTCTGATAATTGTGAAGCCGCAAATGTTTTTTGAAAAGAATCTAATCCTTCAACATTTCCCCTAGCTCCTATTGCAGATATTTTATTATCAATAGACTCAAGAGATATTGGATTTTTTTGACCAGTTGTTGGGTCTATGATGCTAACTTTCCAAGAATATCCTTTTTGCAAATGAGTATCAAGTAAGGATTGCGTCATTCTAACAAGTTTTAAAGCTTGTCCACTAGTGTCAAGTGAGGCAGCTGTTAAATTAGGTTTTTTTATTGTATCTTCATACGAAGTTAAATCAACTTCTTTCTCAGCTCTTTTCTCCCATCTTTTAACTTTATTTAATATATATCTTATTTTTCCATCATCCCATTTTTCTGAATTATTTAAACCAGACATTTCTAAACCTTTGTCCCTTCTTGAAAATGTAGATTGACCATAGGCTTCTTGAAATATTCCTTGTATCCAATCCAATCTATTATCTACAAAATCATTAGGAATGACAAATGCATTACTTTCATATAAACTTTTTATACTTCCATCTAATAAATGATTAAATAATTTAGAATGTTCAACAAATCTTTTTCTTTCTTTTAATATTTGTAACTGTAAATCTTTTTTATTTACTTTGTTAGTAGCTGCTTTAAATTTTTCTTTTAACAATGGAGTTTTATCATAAGGATATTCCAACATATCAGCAATGCCAGATTCAAGTCTAGCTTCTAATTCAGCTCTAGCTTCTTGACTAATATTTATTGCTAGTTTTTTATCATCACAATAACTCATGGACAATCCTTTAATAGTTGTTCAAGTGTTTTAGTATTTCTTTCTTCATATCTAGAACCTTCAGCTTTTAAATTAATTTTTTCATTAGATGCTTTTCTTAAATTAGGCCCGAATCTATTAATAAATTCAGTCCATACACCTGGGTGCATCAATGGCATTGGTAATATTTTTTCAATATCACGAGCTCTTGAAAGAGCTAAGTAACTATTAGGTTCATGAATTTTACTTAATCTTTTTTCAAGCACCTCAATTTTCTTTTGAAATTCTTCTACATTATCAGAATTTTCTTCATTATTCATTTTTTCTCTAAGGTTCATAATAGTATCTACCAATCTTACTTCCCTATCTCCAACTTTCTTTTGCACTTGTGGTGAAAATTTTAAAACACCTCTTAAAAATCTTAATGTAGCATAAGCTTGTTGTTCTTCTGATAATTTATTCCATGTGATATATTTAACTTTTTTATCACCTTTATTTAACCATTTATTAATAAAGTCAACTAATTTTTCTTGATAAGGATAACCAGAAGATGTAATCTTACTTTTATTTGCTTGTTGGTATACATTAGCAGCCATCATTATTGTATAAAATTCACGAGTCATTTCATTAATAAATTGTCTTGCAACTTGCTTGTCTTTTTCAAATTCTTTAGTTTCTGGATACCATCGCTCAGTTCCTTTTTGAATAGTGTATAAATCTTTCTGAGTTTGCATAATACCCCTTACAATTCTATTAGGATGATAACCTAATGGATGCTCATGTACTTTATCATTTGGATTTTTAGATTCATAATCAATTAATGATTGATGGGGAACTGCTAATAATTTTTCTAAAGAAGTTAATTTATTATTAAATGTAATGTTTTCAATTTCTATTGTATTTTTTGCAAGTTTACTAGCGCTACCATACATTAATCTTCTAGTATTTGCTTTTTCTTTAATTCTTTTTCCTCGTTCAACTCCACTCATTTTACTCATTTCCCACATATCTTTACTAGTCGCAAACATATCTTCCATTTTTTGTGAGCGATTATTTTGATTACTAACTCCACGTCTTGCTAGATTAGTCATCATTTCTTTTCTAATAAGAGATGTAATAGTATTTCTTTGTTTAGCACCTATTGGAGAACCATTTTCTTGGACAAACATTTTAGGAATTAAAAAATTATATCCATTGTATCCCCAATCTGCTAATAAAAATTCTTTTGCATTGTCAACAGCAGCTTGTAATAATATATGTAATTGTTTTATTGGAGTTGTTTTTAGATACTTATCTCCAGATTCCCATTTGTTTCCATCTATATCTGAAAGAGTTCCCATTTTAGCTGCGTCTAGCATTTCTTGAGTAATATCTTCTCTTAATTTTGCAAATTTAAGTATTTCAGTTTCCTTGTCAGGGTCTTTAGCTACAATAGTTTGTCCACCAATATCAGCTTTAAATCCTTTAAAATACATATCTTCTAAGAAACTAACAGAGTTCATAAGAACTCCTTGAGAATTAATCCCTCTTCCAAGTTTTCCACTTATAATATACATATCGGACTTTTTAGTTAACTTATATTGAGTCTCAGGTCTTGCAAAATATTCTAATCGAACAAAGCTATCCATTTCATCGAAAGCTTGTTTTGTAGATTCAGAGTTCATCTCTCTAATAATCGCTCTATCTCTATAATTTTTACCAAAATAAGGAGCTAATAAAAATGAATTATCACCATCGTGGTCTGCTTGCATTTTACCTACAATAGATTCTGGATGAAACCATGCGACAGCACCATGACCACTAGGAATTACTTTCTCAATTCTTGCTAAGAATACAGCACTAGGAGTATAAACAGGCCATCTGCCAACCATTAAATATTCCTTTCTTGTTCTTAATGCTTCATTAATATTTTCAATTAATTCATTACCATATCCAGACACATTTAATAAATCCTTTAAAAACCTTGTCATAGTAACATCATCAGCGCTAAGAACAACACCATCTTCTTTTTTAACTATGGTTCTAGATAAATCAGATTTAATTGCAGGGTAACTACCAAATCCTCTTCTTCTGCCACCATATGAATTTTCTTTTAACATTCTATTTTTAACAGGTTCTACCATTCCAGTTATTATATGAGGATGCATAAATCCATCTTCTATCATTTGGCCAGACATAGGTTCAATTAATCTATCTACTTCATTCATTATAGAAAGACCATCAGATTTCATTTGACCCATTAAAGCTCTCATCACTTGAGGATTATCTCTAGTAGAAAACAATGTATCCATATTCATTTTAGCTACGCCTAACATTCTATCTGTTAATGCATTTCTAAGATTATCAAATTTTGAATTATGTAAATGAGACATCCAAGACCATGGGAAAGCTGCGCTATTATGACCTTGTTGTTTTGGAATCTTAACTATTCTTCTTGATTCTTCAGGCAATGTTAAAATATCAGTTGAAATTCTTCCATCTAATTTAAATACTCCACTGCCTCCATCAGGTTCTTTAGCTTCATCAAGAGTACCAAACATTGTAACTCTATTTTCATTTCCATCAAATATTCTTATGTTTCCATTAACATTAGATGTGTAAACAATAATATTATCATCTTTATCAGTTATGTAAATATCTTCTTCTGGAACAAATTCATTGTGCTTCATTGCTAAATAATGTGTTCCTTCTAAACCTGCTATCTCTTGACCTTCTTTTACATCATAATGTTTATTTCCAAAAGCATCATCTTTACTAATAAATCTTATTCTTGTTTTAATTTCTCTTAATTTTGACGAATTTGGTGATGTTGGCTCTCTTCCTATAACATTAGCCGTTTTATCTAAATACTCGCTTTCTACCCACAAAGAACCATCACCATGATACTTGTTATCTAATCCTCCGATATAAGAAGACATTGGAATCTTTTTTGTAGCACCTCTACTGCCAGGTAACCCTTTAGAAACAAATGTTTTTTCTTGGTCAATTATTTTAACAGTATAGTCACCAGTCCCTATTGCTACAATACCATCACCATCATCTATAGCTAATCTTCTACTATGATGAGCAGCGTTAGAACTTCTCATTAAGTAATCCCTACCTCGCAATCTCTTCATTACTTCATGCATTAATACATGCTGAGCTTCTACATAATCATTTAATTTTGATTGCTTTGATTCATTCCTCATAGAATCAATCATTTCTTTTTTCATTTCTTTAGTAATGTTTCCAGATTCTATTTCATAATCAAGATAATCCATTACGCTTTGCTCGTCAGATGCTATATCCATAATATCTTTACTTGCTTTTACAATAATAAAAGAAGGACTATTACCTCCAGACTTAACACTTATTATTGTTCTTGCAAATCCATCTTTTTTGGCAAATTGAGAAAGCTTAGCATCCCAATGCCTTACTAAAGAACCACTTAAATCAACAAAGTCTTGTTTAGAATAAAAACTACCTTTTTCTTGGCCTTTAAAAACTTTTACAATATCTTTAAGATATAGTCTTGAATATTTTAATTTTCCAAAATTCCAATCATATGATTTATTATCATAATCAAAGAAAGAAACATTAACAGTTCTTGGTAAATCTTGGTTATTTCTTATATCTTTACCATACTTAGGATGACCACCTATTTTTGGAACAAATCTTTTATCATTTTTATTATCTAACTTTACACCATCTTTTGTCAAGTTTGCCCACCAGAAAGCAGGTCTATCAGAAGCGTCTTGTCTATTAATAGGTTGATTCCTTACCCAAAAGTTTTTAACCATATTTTTATCAAGAACCGTTTCTGGTTTATATTTATATTTTTTATCAATGTATTCAAGAAATTCATTATAATCTCTAACGGAAACTTCTTCCATTAATTGAGATGTCTCTTTAGGATTTAAATATCCTTTCGCACTTGTTGATTCTAAAAATTTAAAAAATCTATCTCCTACAAAATCATAAGCATCAAATGTCATATTATTAGATATTTCTTCTACATCGCTAACATCAGATATAGAAAGACCTTCACGGCTAATATCGTGACTATCTTCAGCTCCTTGCTTGTCAAGAGTATTGACAATATTATCTATAACATTTAAATCTGATATTTGAGATTGCATTCGCTTTTTCTTTATACCACTTAATCCAAATAATTCTACTATTTTAAAAGCATCATTGTTGTCTCTCATTTTAGTTGATATAGATGGGTCAACACTAACAGCCCATTCAGATAATAAATTTCTTACCATATCACGTTGTTCTTTATTTTCAATAACTTTTAAAGATTTATGCATAGCTGGAACAAAGTCACTTACATCTATACCATATTTGTCTTTAATTTTTTTATAAGCTGCGTCAAAATATTGAAATGCTTTAGGTTGAGATGAAAAGTTTTCAATAGCTCTTGATAAATTAGCAGCGTCTTCTTGCACAGTCTCATCTATATCAATTGATTCTTGCTTTATAGGTCTTTCTTTTAACCAGAATCTCATCTTATCAGGCTTTACCATATCCCCATTTTCATTTTCAACTAACTGAGAAGATTCTCCATATTTTTCAAAACCTTGCTTTAACCAAAAATCCTCAGAACCAGGTCTTGCTATAATTTCAATTTTTGTCTTGTCTTTTGCTTTAAATAAATCTTTAAATGCATCTACTATTTGAGTGCCAAGTCCTTGCCCTCTTAATTTTTCATCTACTTCAATATTCCCAATTCTATTTTCATATCCAGGTCCTGTGGGAGCTCTTTCTATTGTCACTCCTTCCATTTCGCTAAGTTCTTTTATTTTCATCTCAGCTTTTATAATAGGATTAATTTCTTTTTCTTTTATTTCTTTTTTAACTTTTTCAATTTTCTTATCTAATACTTTTTCTTCTTTTTTAATTGATTTTAATTTTTTTGTATCTTTATCAATTTGACCTTTTAATTTACTTTTCTCTTCTTCAATTTTTTTAAATTCTTTATTTGCTTGCTCTTCAATTTTATTAACTCTATCTACATTTAATTGAAGTTCTTTTAATTCTTTTTTATTTAAAATTTCTTTTGCTTTTTCTGTTATAGAAAATTTTTGACTAGTCCAATCAAAATCTGATTTGTAATCTTTAGAGATTGTTTCAATTTTTACTAATTCATTTTCTGGTGGCAAATCTCCATTTTCATCATATAAATCATATTTTTCATATAATTTTGCTTCAACTTTTAATGAAATTGATTCATCACTCTCAAATTCTTTATCTTGTTTATCTGATAATTTTTCAACAACTTGATTAATTTTATTAACTTGAGCAGTTTTTTCTTTTGGTTTATCTTCTACAAATACATCTTCAATTTTTCTATCATCACCTATTTGTTTTTTAACTCTTGCTATTTCCCTGTCTATAGGGCCTGTATTGCCTTTATTTTTAACAATAATTTTTCTTCTAGCAAGTAAAGATGAATATCTATTTTCTAATTTAGTTTTATTATCTACAGGTTTTTTAACAGTAGCAGGAGTTGGTTTTAAAACTTTAGAAGGCTTCTCTTCTTGAATAATCTCTTCTTTAGGAGCAGGTTTTTGCACTTGTTCAGTAGGCATTTGAGTAAGAGCAACTTGAGATACTTTAATAGCAGGAGTCTTAGTTCCATCGTCTAATTTTAACTTAACAAGTTGTTGCTTTGGAGAATAAGATATAATCTCTCCACTTTTGCCTTTAAACTTACCTTTATCTATTAATGCTTTTTGTCCAATGACATTTTGTTCAACTTCAGTCTCAGCTTGACCTTTTTCAGGCATTTGCTGAAGTCCCTTCTTTTTCTTTAATTGTTTTAAAGCTTCTTGTTCTATCTGTTCTTGAACTTGTCTTTCAGCAACTTTTTCAGCTTCTTTTTGAATGCTTGCAGATACCCCACCTTTAACACCTTTTTGAATAGATTTTTTTATATCTTTTTGTAATTGCTTTTCTACATCGATATTATATTCTCTAGCTAAATAATTTTTAGTAGAAGTGGGAGTTGCTTCTTTACCAAGAGATTCCGATATTTCTTTTTCATATAATTTGACAATATTATCAATATATTCTTTATCTCTAACTTTTATTTTTCTATTCTTTGTTGATTGTATCGATGTTCCAATTTTTTTAGTATCAATAGATATTTTTTTATTAAGTATATCTTGAGCTAAATTATCTTTATCTGAAACAATATTAAGTATATCTTCATTTAAATTAGAAACAGCTCCTTTTAAATGTTGATTAACTTCTTCTTTTACAGAAGAGTCTAAAGAATCCCAACCTTTTTGACCACCTTCTAATATAGCTTCTGATAATTTTTCAGATATAGCAGATTTAGTATATTTGTCTTGCTTATGTATTAATTTAGAAAATGGAGATTTAGTATTTCTTTTTCTATCAACAATAACCCTTTCACTTCTTTGAGGATTTAAAAGTTCTTTAACATAGTTTTCTAAATTAGGTTCAGCATCACCTATAACAGTTGGTATATTAAATAAAGATTTTTCACTAAGGTCTGCATTTGGGATTCCAGTTTCTATTCCATATTCATCATTTAAAATAGTATTTGCTTTATTATTCGATTTGCTCCATTTACTACCAGCGTAACCAGCTAATCCAAAACCTGCACCAAATAAAGCTCCACCTATAACGCTTTGCTGAACTTCTTTATCATCAACTAATGGATGGTCTCCTCTTAATATACTTGCAATGTCTCTGCTTTCTCCTTTGTATCCAGCTTCAGATAATACACTACCAACATATTGAACATATTCTTGTAAACCTTCAGCAAATGGGTCTCTTAATGCTCTGTACATATATCCAACACCTTTGCCGGGTATAGTTTCTTTTAGCTTTTTTAATTCAGATATTCTTTCAGGTGTTGCTATATTTTTTTTATACAACTTTCTAAAAGGGCCAACCTTTGCACTATTACGAACTGACTTAGGTATTATCCTATTAAATAACCTCATTATACCTAAAGACTCAGTAGCAGCTACAAAAGTTAAATATTCTGCAGTTGACCAAGCTGCGTTAGATTTTGCTAATTCTTCATCTCCAGTATTTTCCATAGTCCAGTTGTAAGCTTCTGTATATTGTCCTGTTGCTTCAAGAGGAAAATGACCTATAGTACCAACTCCCACAGCTGCTAAAGCGCCTCCTCCACCTGCAGTAGCTACCGCAGCTCCCATAACAGCTACAGAAGGAACCATTCCTAATGCTAAGTCAACAACATATTCTGGAGTTTGAACAGTTTCAAACCATCCTGCAGGTTTTTGAGCTGCGTATTCTTGCCAAGCTTGGTATCTTAAATCCTTACTTCTTCTTTCTTCTAACTTTTTTATATTTCTTATAGCAGTTTCTTCAGCCCAAGAATTTAATCTATCAATTACTCTAAATGTTTCTTTGTCTGGAGCATCTTTTTCTTTTTCCTTATTTACAGCATCTATATATTTTTTATATTCTTTTGTATATAATTCTTTTTCTTCAGGTGTTTCAAAAAATAAACCAGAACTATCAGAAGCTGGCTCAACCCAAGACTTAGGAACTAATTCGCCATCTACTTCAATCATATCGTCTTCTTTTAAAGCATCTTCTTTTTTACCAAAATCTCTTTCGTAACCTTCGTTTGCATGGTCTGTAAAAGAATCGATAGTATCTTTTATTTTTCTAGCTCCAGCTGTTTTTGTTATAGAAGCTATAACTGCTGGGATTCCAATAGCTCCAGCCGATTCTAATGCTTCATCAACGCTATATCTCCATTTTTCAAAAAATCCTATATTAAGATTATGTAATGCAGATTTTTCTTTTAAAGGAGCTAATGGAGGATATTGGTCTAATAAATAAGCTGCTCTTTCAGCTGGATTTTGCAAAACTTGTTTCTGTTCTTCAGTCCATTGATATGGGAATTGAGTAATAGATTTACCAGTTTGAGGGTCTTGTGTTCTTTCAAACCTAGTTACGTCAAATTCACTTGCTTTATCCCAAAGGTCAGGCATGTTTTGTTCAATAAGGGATGCAATTTCATCAAGAGCCATCATACCTTCTGGTATAACAGGTTCTCTTTCTTCAATATCTAAAGGGTCAGAAGTGTGTATCCACCAAGGTTTGTATAAATTTATAGCCATAATTTTTATTTATTTTAAATTTTTGGTTACGGCTTTTTAATATATGAATCATTAAAAGTTCATCCAATCTAACGATTCATCTGTTGCTGCATTGCCTACTCCAGAACCAGCTCTTGTGACTTGTCCGTAACCATAATCCGTTCCAAATCTTTGAGTTGCTTCTACATCAGCATCATATAATATTTTATATAAATTTAAATATTGTTTATATATATTTTTAACATTCGTATCTTTTTGACGAGTTCCGTAAAAATCCATATCTGTATCTAAATCTTTTAACATTAAATACAATTTATCAGATGCTTCAAAATCCCCTTTTCTAGCTAAATTCGCCAATTCATTAACAGTATCTCTATCTTTTTTATCAACTGCATCCAATCCGCTAGATTTTATAAGAGTAGCTAATTCTTTACCAACTTCATCTTTATATGCTTTTACATTCGCATCTCTTTCTAAGCTAAAACTTTGAAAATATTGGTCAGGTTTCATACTTAATTCAAATTTTCCGCCAGGGTTATATTCACTTGCTAAGTTCTTAGTTCTTTTTTCAAGTGTTCCTAATTTACTAGAAATAGATTTTACAGTTGGAGTTAATTTAGCTTTTGTAGTTCTTTCTAAAGACCTCCTTTCTGAAGATATTCTTTGAGCTGCTTTAGAATCAAATGCTCTTTCTTCAGTAATTGCTTTATTAAGAGATGAAAATGCATTACTTATTGTTTTTGGATTTTCACTAATAATTCCATCTTGGGCTAAATTTAATGCATTATCTAAATGAACTCTAGCTGCATCTGAATCAAGAGACTGTTCTTTTTGAAGTTTTTCAATAGCATTTAAAACGCTAAATCCACCCATAACAGTTCTTCTTTCTCTATCTAAATCATCAATTATTTTTTTATCAGCTTGAGTTAGATATGCACTGTTGTTTTTTACTATTTCAGACATTTCATCAATATATTGTAAAGACAATTCTCCATAATCATCCCTATTACCTTTAGCTTTATCTAATTTTCTACCATATTCAAGAACTGAATTGGAAAATGCATTTTGGCTTTCAGCTACATTTTTTTGCCTAGTTATAGAATTTTTTAATTTATCTAATCCTTCTAAAACAGTTGCTAATCCATAATCTTTTTTAACATTTTTTAAATAATCAATTGGATTAAAATCTTTAATCATTTCGGTATCTTCTTGAATAATTTCTCCAGCTTTTTCCACAAATCCAGATATATACGCAGAATCTATTTTCATTTGCTCTAATTCTTCAGCAGTCAAATCTTCTCTTGGAGTGCCAGTAGTCGATAAATATTTCTTAGAAAATTCTGGCATCTTTTTATTTATAATTTCTTCTTCTAGCATAGAAGTAGCAGTTTTCAAACTAGCTTCACGAGCAGGTTCTGACAACGTAGGAATAACTTCAGATACTATATTATTAATATCATTTTCTATACCTTGCTCAGCTTCTTCTAAAACTTTTACATCTTTATATAAATTTTTATTAGCTAATATGCTTTTTACATCAGCTTCTCGACCTCCAGCCGTAATAGTAGCTCTATTAACAGGGTCTTGCTTAATCATTTTATTCTGATGTACTTCTAATTTATTTAATAAAGGAGCAATTTTTTCTTTTACAGATGAGGGAGTTTTTGGATTATCATATTGTTGTTGGAATTGTATTATCGAATCTTGGACTTCTTCTGGATTAGACATTCCAAGTATTGTTTCAGTATTCATCTTAGCACCTTGCCAAAGATTAGACAATTCATTATTTCTTTGTTGCCTAGCTTGGTGAAACAAATCTGAAATTACACCTCTTAAAACAGTCGCACCAACTCCTTGCCATAAGTTCTTACCTGGTTGTTCAAGTACAATAGGAGCAGGTGCTTGTATATTAATTTTAGCCATTAATCGTCAAACCCTACATCAAAATTAGTTTTTAAAAATGTCATAAAATCCCAAAAATCATCTTCATATTGTCTTTGTTCTGATTCTATATCTTTTCTCAATCCTATATCCACCATAGCTCTGTCAGTTTCTAACATAGCTAATTGATTATCAAATTCACCCATTTGAGCTCCGTATTTAGCAGATTGCTCTAGACTTTGTAATCCTAAAGTATCCATTTGACTACCATATTGAGCCATTGCCTGAGACCTTCCCCTGTCTGATATATTTTGTCTTTGCCCTAAACCAGCACCAGCTATAGAAGATTGTTGTTGAAAAGCACCATATAAATTTTGCTCAACGGATGAAGCTGCCCCAAACATTTGCTTTTGCAATGATTCTTGACTTATGCCAAATAAATCTTCAGTTAATTGACGTTGCAATCCTATCCCTTCTTCTTCTATATTTAATCTTTGCAATCCTACTTCAGCTTCTTCTGCAGCGTATCCAGCTTTCCACGGGTCAAATTCAGGTACATATCCAGAATATTGGTCAACTTCTTCTTGAGTAAATCCCATATCTAGCATTATAGACGCAACATCTCTCGTAGTTAAATCATATAAAGTAGGAAAACCTCCAGATGGAGATGAAGAACCTGTTCCCGCTCCAGCCCCTACCCCCGCCCCAGAAGAGCTACCGCTATCATCCATAGCAGCTAATTCTAAATCACCTTCATATTCAAATCCTTCAGTATGTATTTCTACATACTTTTCACCATCCCATTGAAATTCTGCTTTAGTTGTTATAAACATTTAAATTAAACTGTATCGTAAATGTCTGGCATATCAAAAGAACCTGGTTGATTTCTTTGTTCTTGATTATTATTCCTACCCATTGCATAATTTACGCCAGCACCTATAGCTGATTGAGTTAATCCAGAACCTACAGAACTAGCTAATGTACTATATAAACTTTTATTAGAAGTAGGGCCAAATACTGAAGTAGAATCTTTAGATAATTGACTTAAATCTGGAATATCTACAAAAGAAAGAGTATCAGTAGAATAACCAGCTGAACCTTGTTGTAAAATGCCTGCATCTTTTGGAGAAGAAGATGTCCATTGACCTGTATCTAAGTTTAATCTAGTAGAACCTGCATCTGTACCAATAGTAAGAGGACTTTCTTGAGCTATATCAGCTCCTTTACCAACCACAGATGAAGTTGTTTGACCTACAGAATCACCCATATTTAATCCTTTTTTAACTAAATCACCTGCTTTTTTAAATGCTCCAGCAGCTTGCAAACCAGCCATTACACCAGATACAGCCATTTGACCTTTTATTTGTTTGTTAATATTTCTATCATAATCTTTAAATGTTTCAGTAGCTTCTTCAGCTTGTTTATTATAAAATTTATCTACTTTAATATCTTTTCTTTTAGCACCAGTTTCTTTAGCTGCTTTTAATCCTCCACCTGCTCCTATTCCAGTTCCAATTGCCGTAGTTGCGGCAGTTCCAAGTCCAGTTGCAATAGTCGCAGCTGCTCCAGTAAGAGCCCCTGCCCCAAGAAAACCTAAAACTGCTGGTGCCGCAGCTACTCCAGCAGCCGCTCCTAATATTCCACCAACTGTACTCCAAAGACTTCTTTTTTCTGCTTTTGTAGTTTCGTCAGATTGTTGAGATTCTAAACTTGCTCCTTGTTCTTTAATATCTTTAGCCAACATATATTGTTGTTGGCCTCTTGAAATTTTCTTTTTGCTATTCTTTGGTTTTGATTTAGACATATTGACTCCAATACTGAGATAATTTAATAATAAATATTCTTTTTTTCAATTAGTAAAGGTCTCTGTCGGTATAAAATACAGAGCAAACATATTGATTTTGTTGTATATCAGTACCGCTACTATCACTAACAATATATATTTTATCATCATCATAAAAAGTTTTAAAATCCCAATCATCATCACTTTCATCTTGTATATTCCCTGCTCCAGCTATAAAAGAATCAGTTGGAATAGAACCACCTGTTAAATTTGGAGATGAATCGGATTGTATATTAACACTAACTATCACTATTCTTTTTTTACCATTTGGTATTTCATGCTCATGTTCTACTTTGTAACCACCACTTGCAGAAGTACCTTCAAAAAACTTCCAATTAAGAGAATTAATTGAAACTCTAGAATTAATTTTTTCAAATTCTGATTCTCCATTACTTTTTATTCTCCATCCTAATTTTTGTTGTTCAAAATTTTTACTTTTTAAAATATCCTCATTTGATTCATTAATTAACTCGGATTGCTTTTTCCACGGCAATGTGTAAATAGAATTATTATATTTTAAATAACTAAAAACTTTATCACCTTGAACTTGAGTAATCATTTCACCATTTTTCATAGATTCAAAATTAGCTATATTTTTAATTAATATATTTTCTATAACAGACATTAAGAACTACTTGTTTCAGTATCTACAGAAGAAGTAGATAAAATTCTATATCTAATGCCAATACTTTTAATTTTTAATTTAATTGTACTATTTCCATTACTTTGAACTCTTATAGAAATACTTGTGCATTTAATAGCAGATGATGGTTTTATATTTAATGTATTTATATTATCAAAATTAGCTTCCCCACTTAATGCTTGATTTGTTACTAATGATGTAGAACTACTATTAGGAACATCATTACCATTTATTTCATAGAGAACATCAATGTTTCCGCCTGTGTTATCTGTTAAATATTCTATATTTACTTCATATATTTTTTTATAAATATTAGGAGCTCCAAAATCTTCATCCTTTGTTGTTAAAACAAAAGAAGACGCAACAGTATCGGTTAATGCAACTGTAAATAAATCTTTATTATTAGAACTACCAGTGGCTGGGTCAGCATATACTAAAATTCCACCCATTCTATTTATACCACCATCAGCATCATTTTCTATCTCATGTCCTGTAAAAGTAATCATATTGCTTATTCCTGTATTAGAACCTCCATATAATCCCCAACCAGCAGTGCTGTCTAATGAATTTCCATTTGTCCAAGTTTTACTTGCAATGTCAAATATTTTTATTTCAGTTAAATCATCAACATCATCTGTTATTAACAATTTATTTGAAGAAGAATCAAAACCAATAGCGGGTCCAAAAGAACCAGTGTCATAAAAAGTAGTCCAATTTTCATATGAAATTTTTTCTAATATTAAATTTTGTGGATTTTTTCCTTGAGATAAATAAACACCAGTTCTACTAACCCAAGCGATTCCATAATTTGTTGTGGCAACTCCCCATTGTCCAGTTGTACCCATTCCTTCAAATTTATTTAACAACCTCCAAGATGCGTCATTCCCAATATTTGAAATATCTATTAAGAATAAAGAGTTCTTTTTAAATGCAAAAAGAATACCATTAAAATAAGCTAAAGCAGTAAACTCATCTCCGTCATTGCCAGCTATTTCTAATTTATAAGAACTTGGGAAAATATCATATTTAGCAACAGGTGTGTAAAATATTGCATCACCCATTCTTTTCTTTTTTCCATCTTTAGGGTCATAATATAGTACATTAGCTGCAAAAACTCTTGTTCCAGCTACAACTGAAGCTGTCCATCCCATTCCCACTGCATCACCAAAACACAAAGCATATTCTTGTGGAGAGTATCCATTTATATTTTCATAACTTTCTGGATTTAATCTTTTTATAGTATGTTGTTCGCTTTTAAATCCTTCAAAATATTGGTCAGTCCATCCCATATCTTCACCACCTGTATCAGCGTCTGCAACACTAGCCCAATCTTCATACTCACTTAAAGTAGAAGTTCTAGTCCCTCCCCCTGCTCCAGCGTGACTAACTTGATAATCCATGTCAAGTAATAAAGACCAAAAATTATTTGTTCCAGCTTTTCTCATATAAATACGGCCACCTATTAATCTTTTATTTATATAAGTATTATGTTCTGTTTCATTGCTTAATCCAGAAATATGAACTCTTGCATATAAAACTTCATTAGAATCAATTTGAACATTATTACCTTTCATTTTTTTAATTAATGATTCTTGGTTACCATCGTAAATAAAAGTTTCTCCAAATTCATATTCTCCAGAATCCCAAGTACCTTCAGTGCTACCTTCACTTTGATAAACTTCTAATAAACATCCATCACCAGGAAATGGATAAATATCAAAAGACCTACCATTCCAATTAGATGAATTTGTAGAAGTTGTAAAATCTGAATTTGCCTCATCTAATGCAGTTATTTTCCAAACATCATTATTAGCAACATCATAAGCTACCAACCATCTACTTCCATTAGCCGCAGCTGTTACATTCGCAGACCAACCTTGCCAATTACTTACGGCCGCTGATTTTACCCAATATCCAATATTATCATTTTCAGAAAAAACAACATCTACTCTAAAACTGTTTGCATCTGGGACATTAGTAACTGTATGCTCCCCATTATAATTTATTGTCCCTCTTATTGTAATTACATCATTAACAGCTAATCCATGACTTGAATCTGTCATTGTAGTAGTCCCATCTCCTGCATCAGCCATTCCAGTTATGCTACCAACAGATGCGCCAGGAGCTGCGTATATCAATGAAGTAGTATCTCCAGTAGCAGTTCCACTTAAAGCTGGAGCTACGAAACCAACTGTAGGTTTTGGTAATGTTTGTGCTTCATCAAACCATTGAGGAGCTATTCCCTGCCCTAATAAAGTTTTATCACCATCAGTTCCTATTCTTCCAAATATTTTAGTAGTCTGCCTTCCGTCAAATGCAGCGTCAGAATGTCTTAATACTCCATTTGCATAATAAAAAACAGAAATACAAGCTGTACTATCTCCTAAATCGCAAAGACCTTGCGTTAATACATGGTCGTTTGATTGGTCATCATATCCAAGTAAATCAAAAGTTGAAGTTGCTTTATCCGCTATTACAATATATTCACTTTCCCTAGCAGTTATAGTGTCTTTTGTGCTTGAATAAGAATAATCAGATTTAAATGCAAAAAGGCCTCTTCCTAATTTTATAGTTGCGCTATGGTCTTGAACTACTCTAGTTGATGTTTGAGGAGCTACAGTTCTAGCTGAACCTATCTCATCTACAACCAATCCATTACATTGAGAAACTTCATTTGGTTTTAGTTCTCTGGAATTTGTTTTTGAATTTAAACCTCCAGAAAAATCTTTATAGACAAGATATTTTTTAGGCATATCATTAATACATTGAGCGTTTTTTTACTTTTTTAGGAGACTTCCTTGAAGATTTTTTCTTAGATGGCTTTGGAGGTCTTCCTCTTTTTGAGCCATAAGTTCCTTTACCTTTTGGCATATTATATTCCTAATCTTGTTGCGATTTTTTCTACTCGCTGTTTCATGTTTTTATTTTCATCAAGTAAATAAGCAATGTATTTTTCTAAATCTTTAATAGAAGATTCTTTACTTTTTACTTCTTTTTTCTTTTTAGATTCTGGCATCACTTACCTTTAAACACACCTTCTAAAATATCCGTAACTACATCAACAACTTTTTCAAAAAATATCTGTTCTTTATCTTCACTTACAAACGGGATGTCTATTCTTTTGTTAATAGCAGTAGCAATTTTTTCTGCCATTTCATCTGAACCTAAATGATTCATTGCTTCTTCTTGCATTTTTTCAGCTTGCTCTTCAGCTAACTTTACTAGCATTGATTTTATATCCATTTAACTTTCCTTTATCTTTTTTGTTTTTAAATATAAATAATAAATTTGTATTGCAAACATAATGCACATTAATACGCCTGATATAATATCTGTCCAATATACCATTCCTAAACCTGTGCTTATTCCTGTTACTTTTAAACTATCCATTGCTTCTTAACCTATCTAATTCTTTTTCTAAATAATCAATTCTTTGATTTTGTTTAATATCAGCTGGGATTTCAGCATTTTGATTTGCTTTAGCATCTTCTTCCATTCTGCCAATATGTTCTTCATTGATACTTACTTGGTATTCTAAAAAAGATATTCGAGCATTTAATTCTCCATAACCCCAGACCATAGCTCCAATTAATGCTATAGCTTGAAAAAGCATTGGAAGGCTTATGTTTAAGCTACTAGAATCTGATATAGGTTTAATGTCTGCCATTTATTCTACTCATAGAGCCTTTTAATTCAGATACTTGATTATCCAAATCATTTATTTCTTTAGTGATAGCATCAAATTTTCTATCTAATTTATCATCAGATTGATTCCATCTACCAATTAATTTTATAATCATACCTTCCATGTTTTCTAAAGTTTCACTTTGACCTTTATTTTCTACTTTTAAATTTTCTAATGTTTCTTGCTGTTTTGCTGATTTATTGCTTAATGATACTACTAAATATACAAACATTGCTCCAACAACGCCTATCATTCCTGCTTCACCATATAAAGCCATAAAATCCATTATTTTTTACCTCGTTTCTTTTTACCCCAACTTAATGGATTAATATTAAATTCTTTTTCATAAAAAGCTACTTTTTGTGCCAATTCTTCTCTTTCAACCCGTTCTTCCAAGATATGCTTATCAAGGAGGCTCCCAATTTGTTCATCCGCAATAATAACTTTATCTTCAAGGTTTCGTATCCTTGTTTCAATTTGCCAATAGCCATATACCAACATTCCGATAAGAACTGCAATTTGACCAAGCCACTTAAGGTTAATGCTAACAATGGCGTTATCGTCAAGAATAGTAGTCCTATAACTTCTGGCGGTATCTGGTTTGCCACTCACTTTACCTCGACTTTTTCCCAATCATTGTGTAAGTAACACCAATTAGTATGATTAGAGATATTACCATGATACCAATGTGTAATGCTATCAGCATCCGTTATCTCTGTAAATACTGTATTTGTAAGTGTATCTTGTGGTGTTAGAGGAACGTTTGCCACTACCCAACCTTGACTGCAACTTGGTATCCCTGATATAATTAACAGGAATGTCATAACTTGTACTAACAACTTTAAAATCTCCATTATCTAATTTTTCTATTATTTTGTTCATAATACCATCCACCATGCAATTCCTGTCTCAACAACAATATCAGCCATAGTATTATATGCCCATGCTTTTTTAGTTCCGTAAGTTTCTTCATCACCTTCAATAATCCATTCAAATATTTCCCACAATACTCCAATAATAAATACTCCCATTACGCACCAAAAATCTGTCCAATGTAACCATTGAAATATCTTACATAAGAAAGCTCCTGCCGCTAAATGATAAGCAGTCCAGCCATCTAATTGACCTGTTTTATATTGCCATGATACTAATGTTGCTAAAGGATTTTTCATTATTCCACCGCTGTTGATTGTTTAATTCCTTGACCTGGGTTATACCAAGATTTAGTTTGTATGTAAGGTTTTCCAAGTATTTCTACAAGAGGTTGCCCTTCATGTTGAGGGTGCTCAACTGGTTTAGGTTCTTCTTTTTTTAATAATTGTAAATACATTAAATCTAAATGTCTTATTAAATGAGTTAATTCTGGAATACTTACTACTATTTGTTTTTCATTCATAATTTTGTTATTACTCCATTAACTAATTTATGTTTTCCAATTATCATTCTTCCACTTCCTCCTCCATGTTCATCTTTACATTTATCAACATATGCTTGTTCAATTGTATTAAAATTATCACTACGTTGTATAACATTTCCATTAAAAACAAGAAAATATTTTTTGCTAGAAGGATAAGCCAGGGCCTCTGTTGTACCATCTGGATACTTCTTTGTTCTAGTTGCACCTGGAGTTGTATTTCTATACAACTTCAAATCATGACCCTGTGAACTTTTCCTTATTAACATCAGCTAGCTTCAGCCTCAACTTCTTCAGGCTCTAAAGCTTTCTTAAGCTCCATCACACCTTTCTGATGTTTTTCTACAAACACTTTTTCACACTCAACTAATTGCTGACGCATGAAAGCATTTGTATTCAGTTTATTTTGAACATCATTTACATGATTTTGGTACATA